TTCTTAGGCTCGTAGTATTCAAGCGCGCGCTCGCTATCTGTCAGACCAGCGGTTGTTGGATCAGTAACCACTCCGAGCAATACAAGGATATAAACGAATGTATTTACTCCGTCTTGATAATTCTGAGGGATTTCAAACCCGAATTGTTGAGCCATAAGGAAGATTGCCCCTAAAAGAGCGATTAAAGTCACTTTGTTTTGTAAACGTAATTTCCAGTTAATTTTATTCATCTTGTTTCTCCTTTACTTCGACTTCGATTTTATCTTTTTGGTCTATATTTACAAGTAATTGCCCGATTTTACGAGCGTTATCTTTCTTCAACTGGTTAATGTAAGGCTTCAAAATTTCAGGAAAAGCAAGACCGATAATTTCCCAATTTTCAATCACTGAAAACAGATAATTGAATGAGAAAAACATAGTCCAAGCAATCCCAAAACTGCGAAAACCTAATGAACGAGCGTACATAGCCACAAGTAAGATAACGACAAATACAATGAAATGTCTAATCAATCCCATTGTACCTACCTTGCTATCAAAACGCTTAGTCTTAAATGCCTTGATGTAGCCAGTCACAATATCTAAAATCATCAACCAAAAGAAAAAGTGAATATACGGACTGTATGATAGATTTTTTAAATGTTCTGCTAGTTCGTGAAATGCTAAATCTTGCATATACACCTCCTAGCGAACAGGTTGAGTGTCTAACTCACTTGACGGCTTGGTAATAGGCGCTTCCCACTTCCAAAGACCAATCTTGCCGTTTCGGTACAATTCTTCCAACTGCTCAAGCGTTTGCCCTTGATATGTGAATGGCTCGGTGACTTGAACCATAACACGCTTGCCTTCTTGGAATTGTTCGACATGGTTAGGGTTTTCAATCGTGAAAATTTCTTGTGATTGGTATGTCTTACCCGTCTGCCCTAAATCAACCAACTCAAGACCTTTTTTGTAAAGAGTAGGATCTAGTGGGTTGTCCGTGTCAGTAACCCGCACCAATACAGACCAGTTAGCAATAGCTTTCACTTCTGCAATCTGCGCTTCTTTTTCTGCTAGTTTTTGGTTGTATGCTTGCTCTTGCGTGATTAAATCCTCTTGTAATTGCTTCACGCCGTCCGCCGGATTGAATTCTGTCGTCACTTGAGCCAATACCGCCTTGATTAAGTCGTCATTTGACTCGTTGGTTCTGTCGCCAATCAAAACACGGTCAAAAGCTGTGTATGGTTCTTCTTGACGGATTGCTACGAAAGTTCGGTTATTGCCTTGTAAAAATTTGTTTACTACTGTGAATGTCATATATTATTGTTCCTCTTTTTCTGTTTGTTTTGCTTTTACTTCTTCATAGAGATTTTTAAGGCGTTCATCAGATTGTAAAATCCTATTCATTCCCTCAAAGCCTAATTTGATATTTTCTAAACTCGCCCGCGCCTCATCACGCTCATTTTTAACTTGTTGCAACTCAGCCAGCGCCTCATCACGCTCAGCCTTGTCATACGCTCCATTTATAGTCTTGTTAGCTAACTCAACAGCTAACTGATTGATAACGTTGTCTACTGTGCTCATTTATTCCTCTTTCTACATGTTTATATGATACAAGCTAGGATACCCTAGTTTATTTTGCTCAAACCAGTTTTTGATTTGTTGAAAATTATAATGGATATTATTAAATTTACCTACTAAAGATTGGCCTCTGACAATAATATCTTGTGTTTGGGTATCTATGGTAACTTGTCCCAATCCATTTTGTCCACTTAATCTAAAATCCATTGTTTGACCATAAAATGTGATAGCTGAGGCCGTCCTACCACCTGAACGACCATTCCAAATCTGAATGCCTGCTGATGTGCTATCCATTTTTATCAATCCGTTTCTATTGCTTAAAAGCGCTGTATATGAGCCATCTATATCCCCGATAGTACCAGCGCCAAAAACTAGGTATTGTAACGGACGGTTAGGAAATTGATTTTTAATACCTACACCGTAGTTATTCATCTCAATCCAACCAGTCTGTAAGTCAAAATCTGTTTTTCCGTTTAAAGATGATAATTTACCGCCTTTGATAATGTTGCCCGTCAAACCGTCTGCGACAATGTTTTTAGCGGAAATATTGATAATTCTAGCTTGACTTGCGTCAATTTCTCCAATCTGCGCCGTGCCAATTTGAGCGTCTGCAATCATAGCTTTCTTAATTGTCCCGTCTGCAATATATGTTGTCTCAGGCGTAACTACCAGCTTATTCTTACCGACTTCTAAACTTGCTCCACCCGTCGCTAAATTTAAGGCGCTTAGAACGTCGCCGTTACTATTAAGCGTTTTGACTGCGAAGCTATCTTTCAAGATTGACATTGTTGTTCTTGTGTATTCACTGTTGTAGTCTGTGCTGTCCACAAACTCCTCAGGAATTAAACGCCTATCAATAATCATAGGTTTATGAATGACGATATTACCAGGGCTTGTCAGAGTGAACCTGATCGAATACTCATTTAGCTCGCCAGTTCTTGGGATGTCTAAATAGCCAGTAAAAACCTGATTACCAGTTTTATTAAGCAAAATTTGAGAGTTATAATACATTCCTAGATTAGTTGTATTATCTAATAACTGAATTAGAACCCTACCATCTCTTGGCACCTTGTCAACTGCAATCTCAATACGATACCCAAGACCCTCACCTTTATTTACAAATTTCTTTGTGAGAGGGAACCGAACCCCTAGCCATCCTGACATAGAGTCAGTGTAGTTAATTCTAATTCCATCATGGTCACCCCAGCTGACACGTTCTAAATGCTTATCAGTATCAACTGATGAGATGAATTTGGGGATTTTTGTAGGAGCGTAAAATAGGTTAGTTAGATTACTAAATCTCTTACCTACCTCAACATTAAACAAGTCTGATGTTAAGGCCATCCTTGCTATATTAGTGCTGATATTTGAGTCATCTCTGCCTAAGATACGCTCATAGAGTTTAGATGTCTCTCTAACTGACTGGAAATCAGCAAGAGATACCTTACCATTCAAGTCAGTCCTCAAATTAGCAATTAAGTTAGTGGTCTCTGTGGCCGTTTGATTAGCTTTATTTAAAGCCTGTACTGCCTTACCGTCAATTTGTGTAGCCTGATTTCTCAAAATAGACAAATTACGCTCATTGTCTTGCTTGTATAGTGATAACTCTTGACCTGTTGAGTTAGAGGCGTTCTTAGCCTCTTGAGCAAGTAGTTTAGAGGCATTAGCTAATTCTTGAGTAGCATTTGACTTTTTGAGCAAATCAGAAACTGTCTGATCATGTTTAGCCTCAATCCCAGCCATCTTAGTATTGACTGCCTCAAATTGTTTATCTACCTCTTTCTTAACACGGTCAACATCCTCAGTGTCAAGCCGTTTCTCCCACATGCTACCATTCCAAATATACATCCGTTGATACTGGCCATTTTTTTCAAACCATGTATCACCTATTTTGTGCTCAACATTTTTAGCTGGTGTTTCATGCCAAATCTTATTACCTGTGCCGCTGATGAGATATTGAGGTAGTGTACTCTCAATAGAGGCTTGTCTCTCCTCAACCACTGATAGACGGTCAGCAATTCCTGCAGTCATGCTAGATGACAGTGACTGTCCGATAGTGCCTAGCGTTATCTCCTCATTAGAGTCAGTGTAGACATCATAGACCACCTTTACTACTTTCTCAGTAGTCGTAGTGATGTCAAATTGTGGATAGTAGAGAGGGATGATGTCACAGAGCTCAACTTCCTCCATGACCCCAAAGTCTTGGTAGTCCAAAGTATGTGATAAATCTACATAAGAGACCTCTGTAGAGATTTTAGGAGCTCCAATGTTGTTAGTCTTGATGTAAGACTGGCCTAGTGACCTCAATTTCTCAGCCGTTGGAGGGTGCTTGTCATCAAACTTGCTTGAGAAATCTACAAGAGATATTCTTCTCTGAGCGTATAGTCTCAAGTAAGGACTATCTAAAATGTGCTCAGGCAATGTGACTAAGACCTCTCTTGACTCCTCATTTGATGACCTCTCACTTGACCCATTACTTGATGGCGTATAACGTGCAAATGGGTAGATAGAGGTGTAATTACCATCTAAGAGCCTTTCCTCCTCAACACTGAGGAGGTTACGCCCATACTCTAGCACTGTTGGAGCCTTACGCCCCATCTGTTGATGGAGAATGATGAGGTTGTTATCAAACTCATATTCACCACCAAAAACATCAAGGATAGAACCTGAAACACCACCCAGAGCTTTCCTAGCACTGCCTACCTTATCTACCTCCCATGAGATATTACCCAGAGTTCGGATGTCTGACCTAACATCAAATACATCATCTCCTACCAGGTTATTTTTCCAAAGTCTAAGAGCCGTCTCAGCGTTAACCTGTGAGGCTCTCACAATAGGTCTCAGGGCAAGGTCTGAGGTTCTCATTGAGATATGACGGGCGTAAATTTCAATGTGTTCACTGCTATTCTTAACTATACGGTTAATCTCAAAGGTTTGCCATTTGGTTCTCTTACCAGCGTCTGCCTTGATTTTCATCTCCTCTTTAAATATAGAGGCAAAGTGGCCATTGACTGGATATTTGATGTATAGGTCATAGTTACCATTTCTCTCTCTAGTAACAGTGACCTTATAAGCGTCTGAAATCTCACCCAGCCCAAATGTTCTAAATGAGCGTTCATCAGCTCTATATAATACTGGGTTCATAGTTTAACCCCCCAATTTGGCACGGCTGTCATGGTAAAGTTACCAGTCCATGAAATCCGATTATTTCCGACATCAAAAAGAGGCATTCTGTGCTTGCCATTCCTTGTGATTTTGTCCCAGGCTGACAGATTGCCACTATATACAAGATGTTTCTGCATATCAATTATGAGCTCATTTTGGACGCTCTCAAGTGACAACTGGTAGCCATTGATGGTCAAAATACCATTACCATTACCTCTAATCTTAATTAGTGGCTTAGATTGTACGTTACCCAAATTTTTAAGCGTCATCCCATTTGTTAATGGGATTTCATTGCGCCCAGTTTTTAAGAATTTGATAGGGTGAATTAAAAAATTTAATTTCACCTCACCAAAATTCCTGAGCAATTCCTTGACACTAAATGACTCAATAAATGTAGCAAGATAGATATAATCAGAGTCCCATGAGAGCTCTAACTCTTTCCACCCTTTAACATTGAGCCAGTCACTTATAGCTACCTCTGATGTAGATAATCTCTCAACTGTATTGATTTTCATAGGAAACTCACGCTTGACAGGTTTAAGCCTTTGATTGTCTTTCAAGAGCACCCCATCACGGCCTGGCACCTCAATAGTCTCAACATCATAGGAGGTAGAGCTAAACTCAATATCATTTATAATTTTTAACCCAAAATCGCTAGATTTCTTGCCATCAAATTTAATAAATGTGCTCATTAAACACCTCCTAATCTCTCTTGTTCTCTATTTGTGTACCATGCCATCTCTTTCATAAGATGTTGTATGTCACGTTTCTCAGTCTCATCTACTTTATTGCCGTTGTAATTAAAAGTATACTGGTTGTTAATTTCTGCATTAGTGCCTGAGTCAGCTTTCTCAGCTTTAGCCTGAGAGGCTCCTAGAGTCATTTTTAATGACTGACTTAGTGTGTTATTACCAAGTCCAAGCAAGTCCTCAGCGCCAAATTTAAAGGCTGACATCTCTTTCTGGACATAGGCAAGACTATCAGTAACATCTGAGGTATTTTGTTCAATACCTACAGCAATACCTTGAGCAATGTATTTACCTACATTATCTCTAAATAATCGTGATGGTGAGTGTATTCTTGCCTTAGCTCTTGCAGCTCTTTCAGCTTGAGCGACAAGGGCATTAGCTGCAGCTGTTACAGTCCACAAAGCAGAATAGAGACCATTTGCTAGACCTTGACCAATCATAGAGCCTACATATTGCATAGTAGATACACCTCTCATCCCTGTTGCTTGGATTGAGTTGACCATGGATGACATTGCTGATGTTGCCGAGCCAATTCCTGAGCGTATACCGTTTGTTATTCCTGTTGAAACTCCACGCCCTGCCTGTTGACCTGCTTGAGTCATTTGACTTGCTGATTGTCTTACCACGTTTGTCATCTGTTGCATACTTGAGCTCATTTGTGAGACAGCTTGTGTCATTGCTGATCTAATCACTGAATTAAGTTGAGACATAGCTGATACAGCAGAGCTAGAGATGTTAGCAAAACTAGAGGCCACTGTAGGGGCTGATGTCGCTAATTGCATGATAGATGTGTTAGCTGTCATGGCTGAGGCTGAAATAGCTGAGAATAGGCTAGGAATTGTGCCTAGCACCCCACCTAGTGAGCTGATAACTCCAGTCACTGCAGCAAATCCTGATGTCATTGCTGATGTAGCTGACATAGTAGCCACTAAGGCACTTGATAAACCAACAAGGGCACTTTGTAAGACAGCGATACCTGAAACAGCACCAGACAAGCCACTAAATGAGGCCACTGCTGATGTAGCAAATGTGCTCATGGCTGTTCCTGCTGCTGTCAAAGCACTTGGTAATTGGTTAATACTTGTGCTTAATGTACTCAATACTGTTGGTAAGCCTTGCATAGCTACGCTTGCCACTTGTGCTGATGTAGCAATCATCATTAGACCTGTTCCTGCTTGTTGCAATCCTGAGCCTGCTGTAGCGATACCTGAGTTAGCGATTGCTGCCAATCCTACGGCTGTTGCTCCCAAAGTTCCAACTAAATCACTCAGGTTAAGGTCAACTAGCATTTTTATACCTTGAGCCATCAACTTCACGCCTACTCCAGCATTTTTAGCAGCATTACCCATGCTCTCAAAAATACCAGCGACGCCATCAAGCACGCTCCTAATAACTGAGCCAAATGACTCTACCACGCCTTTAGCGCTATCCAGGATAGATTTAACTTGTTCACCAAATGTCTTAATCAAATTGGTTAAGCTATCAATAATAGGGCTAATTTGATTGACAAGGTTATTAAATGACTCAATAAGTGACTGGATAATAGGAGCTGTTGAGGTTACCATCTCATTAATCGCTGGCACAAATGGAGCGACTGCTTGGACGATTTGGACAACTGCCTCAGTGACAATACTAACCACTTGGACAAAAGTATCTGAAATAATTCCAACTATAGGGGTTATGGCTGTAGCTACCTGAGCAATGCCTGAGCTGATAGATGTTACTACTTGGCTAATTGCTGAGCCTAGCGCTGTAATCACTGGCGCTAACCCACTAAATGAGCTGATGATGGAGCTGACTGCTGCTCCCACAGCTAAAATAACTGGGGACATCATTGCAAATGATGAGGCTATAGTAGGGAGCACAGGTGCTACAATTACAAGAGCTTGTGCTAAGCCTTGGATAGCCATGTTTAGGATAGTACCTATGGCTGTGCCTACGCTGACCACCACATCACCTACAGCTTGCAAGATTGCAACTATACCCTGACTTTGAGTGGCTAATAGAGTAAACCCTGCAGCTATAATAGCTACACCTGCCCCAATCCCTACAGCTGCAATAGCTATAGCACCACCAAATGCTAGAATATTTGCTACACCTGCTGTTTTTAATGCTGCTCCAAATGCACGGATGACAGGCGCTAAACCTGAAAGGGCTGTTTTTAAACCTTGTCCAATTCCTACAGCTGCTGTCTTGATAGATGTGCCTAGAGATTTAATGATATTTGATAAACCATTAAATAACTGAGTAATAGTACTTTTGGATTGTCTGACACTATTTGTAGCGCCATTGACTGCCTCTGTGGCATTGGTTTTAAATATTCCAAAAGGATTGAACGCTTGCAAAAAGTTAAACGCTTTGAAAGCGACAAGTGCCCCACCAATACCTACTACTAAGCCTCTCCAAATATCTCCACTAATTGACTGAGATAATTTTGAAATCCAGCTAATGACTAATGAAATAGCGTTTACTACATGGCCTGCTGCAGCTCCTATAATATCCCAAGGGATGATGTCACTTAGTTTTTCGGCAAGGTCTAAAGCTGCAGCTGTGAAATCCTTGAAAGCACTATAAGCATTCTTAATAGCTCCAGTGTTAGCAAATGCCTCAAGAGCAAATTGAACGCCTGCAGCTAATTCTTGGATGACTACATTTACCAAAATTACAGCATTAGCGATACCCTCAACAACATTACTAAATCCATTGCTGTCACTGGTCAACTCCTCAAAAAGAGATTGTACTGTGACCACAATATCTCTGATTGAGTCTGAGATGTAATCAAATACGCCAGCTTTATTAAAGATAGCAAAGAAATTTGAGACCATTTGACCTGCTTGAGCAAATCCATTGGATAAGCCTGAGATAAATCCATCTACATCAATGCTATCTAGTAAGCTCCCTAATTTGTCTGCCAAACTATCAAAATTGATTTTGCCCAAAGCGTCTGAAACTGCATTGACTGCCTTAATTCCAAATGAATTGAGTTTGTCAAAGGCTGGCATAAGCTTATTAGAGAGGCTTTCTTTAGCACCGTCTATGGCTTGGTCAACCGTTTTAAATTCTGTGGCCATTTTTTGGAAAGCGTCTGAGTTACCTGCTTTGTTCATAGCGTCAAAGAAATCCTCAGTCTTAACTTTCCCATCTTGCACAGCTTTTACAAGATCATCCGTAGACATTCCCATCTCTTTTGCGACTGCAGCCATCCCAGCAGGTGCTTGCTCCATCATGATTTTAAAGTCCATCCAAGCTACTTTTGGCTTACTTGCCATCTGTGTTGCCTGGGTTGACAGAGATTTCATGGCTTGCGCTGGGTTTTCAGCTGAGGCTGCAAGACCACCAAAGGCCTTAACTAAGCTACCTACATTTTTTGTACCTACAGCGTCAAGCTGTGAGTAAGTATTAGCCATGTCAGAGGCTGAGTAAATGGTCTTAGTTGCAAAATCTTGCATTTCGGTCTTAGCTGCCTTGATTTCCTCAGATGAGCGCCCGAAGGCTTGTAGGTTACCCTCAAATGTTTTCCAGGCTTTTTGTGAGCTGTTGAGCTCAGAGGCCATTTCACGGATACCCCCAGTAACTGCACTGACCCCACTTGACAAGGCTGAGCCAATCAAATTAGCTCCCAATACAGACTTAAACACAGAGCCTACTTTTTGCCCTGTACTTTCAAGGCCTCCAAACAGAGACTTAAGCTTACTGACTCCAGCCTGAGCGCCTGAGCCATCCATATCAACCTTGATAGTTACTGAACCATCTGCCATTTATTCCCTCCTTTCTATTAGTAGTCAAAATCTTTAGGTAGAGCGTACTCTTTTTTGAGTTCTTTCATGCTATCTCTGTACTTCTTACTATCTCCCTTTTGAGGCTTATAAGCTCTTATCTTGATAACCTCAGAGAATTTTGTATCACTAGGTAAGCCATTTAATAGAGCATTAAATTTTTTCCAGTGCAAACTATTCTGAGAGTCAATAAGATCAATGCCGTATGCTTGCATGAATGATGAGTAAATGTACTCAGCGTCATATTTCAAGCTAAATAATCTGGCACTGGTCTCTGATTGACTCCTAGAGCGTATCTTGCTCTTAATCGGATTGCCTGCTAGGTCTAATACTGGTGCCGTATCTCTAGCTGGAATAAGTCTGATGTGCTCCTCAAATACCATCTTAAAGATACCAGTGGCCTCCTCAGGTGTAAGAGCCTGAGTAAAATCAACATCAGTAAAAATCTGTAAAGCAAGATAGGGCTTGTAAATCTCATCAATATCATCATCATTGATAAGCTCAATTACTTTCAAGACCTTGTTAAAAGAGATGTTCATAGGGTACACATCATCACCAAGGACTAACTCATCAGCCAATTTCCTTGATAAATCTAGCATGTTAGTCTCCTAAATATTTCTTGAGAGCGTCTGTGTTGTTACGTTTCTCCCATTCTGAGATGACACCATTGATAGTCTCAAGCAAGTAGGCCATTGTGTCTACAGTAGACCCATTTGAGAAATCGTAGACTTTTTGATAAGCCTCAGCGTCAAATAATTCTGTCCATGAGTTCTTAACCATGTCTTGTAAAGCCTCAAATGCTTTGTCATCTTCTGCATTGGCTACTTTTTCACCCTCAGTTTTGAGGATTTTGCCAAGTTTTTCCATTTTGTGGATATTTTGGTCATTTCCGATAAATTCAAGAGTAAACTCTCCAAATTCTACAGGGATGACATTATCACGCTTTTTAATTACTACCATTATTTCTTTCTCCTACTAATTTTTAATCAAAAATAAAAAGGGGAGCATTACCACTCCCCCTAAATCACATTATCCGACTACAGCGGACTCCTTAGGTGCTGAGTTCCAGCTAATAGTACACTCAAAGCCCTCAAACTCAGACGCCTCACCGCCTCCAATTTTAATGCCAGAGGCTGTAGCTACGCCCACATATTGTTTTTTGCCATCAGCGTCAACAACTTTAAACCATAATTTACGTCCATCACCAGTTTTAAAGCGCATGCCAGCAATGATAGCTTGAGCCTCATCCTCTTTGATGTAGTCCCCCTCAAATGAGAACCCGTATTTTACAGATTTTACTACTGTTTCAGGTGTTCCATCACCATTGTAGTAAGCTGTATCATCTGTCTCCTCGTCATTCTCAACCTCAGCGGTTGTCACTCCATCTGCAAGCCATTTCCAAGTGTCACCTGTTGGCTCTGTTGCTGGGTTTTCTGCTGACCAAGGCGCCACATAGTGTTTACGCTTGGCGTTCTTTAATTTTGGCATTTAATTTCCTCCATTTACTTCAATTTCTGCCGTTACATCTAACATGTAAATATAAAAGCCTTGGTCATCACGGTCATTAAGGAATGGCTGTGAGACTTCAAGGCCTCTGAATTGATATGAGTTATTTTTGCTAGGTAGCTCTAAATCAAAATTAGCAAGTGCATGATTGATAGTCCACAAAATAGAGCTTGTTCTTTGATGATCAAGTGTCTTGATAGCCACCTCAAAAACAAGGCTGATGTCTTGCTTACCGTTCATATACTCTTTTAAAATCTTTCCACCTGGCAAAGGATATAGGACTAAATCCTCTTTCTCTGACAAATAGTCAAGTCTACAAGTAAGAGAGAGGTTTAGTGTGTTGATAAAGTCTCTGAGGACTTCGGAAAAATCATTGTTATTCATGCTTTTACTCCCATTGCTTTTATTCCTACTCTCTCCCAGTCTTTAAGGTGTAACGCTGTAGCTTTCAAATCCCAGCGCTTGCCTGTTCCTGGCGTGGTGTATTTACTGAAATAAAAAACCCTAGCCTTGTTGTAGCTAGAGCCGTAAAATTGGGCTCTGGCATAAGGCCCAGGGTACCTGACCCCATCTTTAGTAGCTTGGCCACTTCCACTGAGGTCACCACTCTTACGAGGAACAAAAGGGCTCATGTCTGTTAGCATTTGGTTAGCTATGGCCAATTTCCCTTTTGCTAAGGCTGTTGGAGATACCTTATTTTCAATCCCTTTGAGGTCAATTTTGACAGATACGCTAGTTCCCATCAGATACACTCCACCTCGTAACAAAATATTTTTTGTTTATGTGGATAGCTAATAGGCAATATAGCAGTAACTCTATATTCACGCTCACCATCATTGATGATGGCATTTTTAAAGGTATTATCTAAGGTAATAGGACAATGTTTAGGGTACACAAATAAGGTACTAGGTTTGGACTCTTTACGGCTGTTTTTGGTGCCTTGCACTTGATACTGTCTATCAAATCTGACATGTTTAAGGGTCACTGGGCTCTCTAATATTACTTTTCCCCATCCGTCTTTTTCACCTGTATCTTTTTTGATTGTTACAGTATCGATCAATAACCGTTTATCAACGTCTATCATATCCTACCCCTCTATACCCAAAACCAGCTGATTTTAGGATGTTTAGGGCGTCAAGTGATAGATTATACCTGTCGCTTTCAAACGGTCTACTGGTTCCGTTATGATAGCTCACATGAGTCCTACCAAGTATCACAGTAGAGACTGCTTGCTTATCATCAGCCGTAGCAATACCACTAGCGTCTAAATAAGCTACTTGATAAGCCGTAGCAAGTCTGACAGCTTTCTTTCTAGCCTCAAAATCAGTCTCAAAATCCTTAACACCATAAAAGCCATCAAGAAAGAGATTGATTGCAACCTCTGCCCTCATCAATAATTTTTCAAAGTCATTTACTTCATCAAATCCTAATTTTTTAAACTCATCTTGTGTCAAATAAGCTATAGTAATCACCTCCAATAAAAAAGAGGTGGTATTACTTACCTGCCTCTTTGGTTTCTTCTTTTTCGTCAACTGGTTCAAAGAACGGGCTCAACTCAGGATGTGACTGTTTGCCTTGAGCATTTAAATTCTCAGCTACTTTGACATCCATGTCATACACTACATCCTTATCATAGCTTTGCTCTTTGCCATTGACATTAAAAACAACATTACTTGTTGCTTTAAACTGAGCCATTTAGTTTATTCCTCCACTTTATAGCCATTGTTTTCAAAGGCTGAAATCATGATAGGGTCAGACAGGGTAAATGATACCCCGTCCTTACTCAAAGTGACATCAGTTTTGACCTCTACAACTTCCTCTACTGTATTATCATTAGCCATTGATTATACCTCCTTAGGCTTTTTTGTGGACATAGATAGCCTTTTTCTTAGCGTCCAAAACGAAAGCGTCATAACGGATACGACCCTCAACAAGTTTCCCGTTGATACCTGGTGGGTTGTCATGGATCTTGTAGTCTTCCAACTTAACAGGTGATGTAGTAGCTGCTGGATGAGCGATAATAAACTCAACATCTGTAGGCATATATGTAGATGGTGTCAATACTACTGGCATACCATCAATCATACCTACTTGACCCTTGATAGTGATTTCTTGCCCAAGATCTGAGTTTTTGATGAATGTGTCATCAAGTTTAATCAACTTGTAGAATTTAGGAGATACATGCAAGATACGACCAGCCACAGGGACTAGAGCGTCTGACAATTTAGATTGTCCCTCAAGTACAAGCTCATAAGCGTTAGTTTTATTGACTGCGCCTGTTGCAATATGTTCAGTATCAGCACCTGAGGCCATTGCTGATAGACGGTACTTATCAACCTCAGGGATGACTACCTCTGAAATTTGACGAGCTAGAGCCTTACCCTCTGCCATGGCTCCATTTGTTCCTTGTAAAGATTTCTTGTCAATCGTGAATGTGAAAGAACGGTCTTTAGAAAGTGTCATAGTTTGGACTGAATTGCCAAGCTCGTCAGCTGTACCGTAACGATTTTGACCAGTAGTCTGGTAGTCATTCATTGCTGATGTAGCGACTGTGTAGACCTTGACTGTCTCAGCGTCAATAAAGTCAAAATCTTGGTTGATAGTGCTAGTAGTAAGAGCCTCTCTTGTAAAGCGCTCATCTACTTTATGACTAAATTTTTCTGCGTAGTTTACTGCCATTTATATTTTTCCTCTTTTCTTTTGGTTTTATACGCTATCAAAGCCAGCAAAAAGGGCTTTGTCCTCTGCACTTAGGCCATCATCTGCATTACTTGCTGATGGATTGCCTGGGACAGAGATATTAGGGTTGGGTTGCTCTTGCACTGTTTGGAATAGGTAAGGGCTTGACTCTCTGAGTGATTTGATCGTGTCCTCAAGTTGAGGCTTGCCATCTTCTCCTAGTTCGATACTGTCTAGGTTGATGAATTTCATCAAATCATCAGAGTTGTATGCACCTACATCTTTCAAAGCTAGTGCAATAGCATTGGTTTTGGTTACCTGAGCAAGGTTTGCCTCACTATCAAGTTTATACTGCTCAAATTGGGCTTTGAGTTCTTCAAGTTGTTGCTTGCTTTCCTCACTAGCTCCCTCTTTAGCTTGCAAGTCTTGAATAGCTTGAGTCTGTTGCTCAAGTTGTTGTTTTAAGCTGTCATTTTCAGCCTGTAAGTCAGATTTGGCTTGTAATTTTGCATTCTCAATACCTGCACCGTACGCTTGCATGATATTGTTAATTACATCCTTATCCTCAATACCTGCCTCAACTAACATTTCACTTTTAAGACTCATGTCTTAATCCTCCTTTCTACGTCACATGGACAAAAATTAAGACAGTTTTACGCCATGCTCCAGGGCAAAATAAAAAACCTGATGGATCCCATAGGTTTATAGTGGTTTATTTCATCAAAAAAAGCGCCTAAGTCAAACTAAGCGCTTTTAAATAGTTTTAATTGAGACAATTTCACTCTCAAAAAGAGAAATTTCAGATGGTTCATCAGGGCTAGGATTGTCAATGAGGATAGTGATTTCATCTTGCTCATCATTGTCCATTTCGTCAATAAAATCTGTGACAAGTCCTTTGATGACTTCACCGTCACTATTTACTACCTGAACCCTTGAGCGTAGGTAGTTCCAAAGTTGTTTGCTCATTTACGGTCTCCTTTCCCTTTGATAGTTGGTACAATATGTGCACCTGTTTTACTGTAATGAATACGGAAATCAGTAGCATTCTCAATAACTTCACCAGTCCTAGAGTCTATATAAGTCCCTATAGGTTTATTCTGTGAAATAATCTCAACCATTTTGTTTGATTTTGGATTGTACTTAAATTGTCCAGTTCCAGCATACCTGTCAACCAGGGCTTGACATTCTTCTTTAGTGATTGTCAGATAACTTGGAGGAGGCGCTCCTTTTTCCAAATTTTTCTGGAGGTATTGCTCATATCCTTTAGTACCTCTGATGTGGTTTTCAAAATGTTCATTATTGATTTCTTTATTAATTATACCACTTTTGATAGCTGTTTTAAACTTTTCACGCATTTCTTTTTGTTCTGCTCTGTGTTTCTCCAGCTTTTCAAGTTCTTTTCTGACCTTAATCTCTTTTTTAGCTTGAGTGAATGGGTCATTGTAGTATTTCTCTCTAGCATAATCTCTATGTAGGTAAGGGTGTTGACTCAAAAAACCTCTCATGGCTCCCTGTTTCATTCTCACCTTACTCTTATATTTAGATATTAGCTCACTGTCTCCTAGTTTTTCTGCGACATGCAAAAGCTCCTTAGACTTCCTGATAGACCTCTCTAGGGCTCTCTG